AGAAATACCATCATATTGGGCTCAGGAAATTGAAGATAGAGACAATCTAATTGTATTAGACTCGCAACTCTATAATAGGAATAACTTTTCGTATATAAAGGTGTAATTGATAAATACAATTTATTTGCTAAGAAACAAGATAAATAATAAAATCTATATAGGTCAAACTTGGAATAGTCTTAAAGATCGTTATGAAGGCGGTCATGGATATAGGCGCAATGAGCACCTATATTCAGCCATAAAAAAATATGGTAAAGATAATTTTGAGTATAAAGTGCTTACATTTTGCGGAACTCAAGAGACCGCTGATTATTGGGAAATTGAATTTATCAAGAAATATAATTCTATTGACAGGACTATAGGATATAATTTAAGAGACGGCGGATTTAGTGGCGGAAAATTAAGCAAAGAAACACGACTAAAACTTAGCATAATAAATACTGGCAAAACTCTATCAGAAGAAACTAAAAAGAAAATAGGCATTTCCCAAACTGGAAATCAACATGCCCTTGGATCAAAAATGTCAGACACAAATAAAGCGGCCATGTCTTCAATCCACAAAGGTAAGCCAAAATCAGAAACACAAAAACAAAGAATGCGAGAAGCTGCTATAGGACGAACTCATTCAGAAGAAACTAAACAAAAAATGCGCAAGCCGAAATCTGATGAAGCAAAAGCTAACATAAGTAAATCTAAAACAGGAAAAACTTATAGCAAGAAAATTTCTTTAGAACAAAGAGTTCTAATTAAATTGGATAACCGTTCTATAAAAAATATCGCAAAAGAGTATGAAGTTAGTGAAACATTAATAAGAAAATATAAAAAGTGAATATTAAGCTTGATACGGATCAAAAAAAATGTATCGTTTGCCACGAGCTACTCCATAAAAGTACGTTTATGGGAAATTTCGACCATTATCATTGCCCCAAGCACCATACAAAAGCAATGTATGAAAAAGAAGATGGAAACCTAGTATTCCTGAGAATTAAAGACCCAGAGCTTTCATTTAAGCTAGAGTTTTCTGTAAAAGGAAAACACATTCTTATTACTAATAAGAACTCTCACGCAACAATAGAGATTCCCAATTTTGATATTACGCAATATTCTTATCTAGATTTAGAAAAAAAGATTAAGACATACATACTTTTCAGTTAAGGAAGATTAAATGCCAAAGAAAACAAGTAAGTTTCCTCCTAAGAAGATCGTAACTGATGCTTCCTTTTTAGTTAAGCCGCGCCTCAAACTAGATTGGTCTCCCTTTCAGAAAGCCATATTCAAAAATATCGCCACAGATGAAGGACATCTTCTTGTCGAGGCTTATGCTGGTGCCTCCAAGACGACTTCCATTATTGAGAGTTTTCGGTATGTACCCAAAGGGAAGAAGTCCATAGCCCTTGCTTTCAATAAGAAAATCCAAGAGGAATTGCAATCTCGCGCCCCATCTTATATTGAAACTATGACTTTTCATAGTCTTGGTTTCCGAGCCATTAAACAAAGGTTTGGTCAAGTTATGTTAGATGATTATAAGGTCTCTAACTTGGTTAAGGATGAATTGGGCAAAGGATGTGATTACGATTTGGTAACTGCCATTTGTGATACGGTGGCTTTTTGCAAATATGGTCTTTTAGACACGCCAACTCAAATTGGAGACCTCATTGATCGTTTCAACATCGATCTTTGTGATATGGAAAGGAAATCCTTCATTAGTCTTGTTGGCAAAACTTTAGCGCACGATAAGGCATTAACTGCCACCATTGACTTCAATGATATGTGTTGGCTTCCCTTTGTCTATAATCTTCCTCTTGGACAGTATGATTACGTCTACATTGATGAGAGGCAGGACCTTAATAAGTCTCAATTAGTGATGGCTAAGAAGGTTTGTAAGCCGGTTGGCGGTCGAATTATTGCAGTTGGCGATGAGAACCAAGCTCTTTATTCTTGGAGGCTTGCGGACACTTCCATTATTGAAGAAATTAAACAACAGCCCAAAACAAAGATTTTGCCATTGCCCATTTCCTATCGTTGCCCCAAGAATGTAATTGATCTTGCTAAGAAGTGGGTTCCCGACATTACCTGCCCTGATACTGCGATAGAGGGGGAAATCAATAATATATCTATAAATGAGCTATATAAAATAGTAAAACCCGGCTGTTTTGTTCTTTCTAGAACTAATGCTCCTTTAATAAAGATATGTATGACTTTAATACGCAATAACATTAAAGCCAATATCCGGGGTCGGGATGTTGGGAAGCAGCTCCTTCATCTAATCAAGAAGTCCAAGAAGAAGCAAATCGCCGGATTCCTTCAGTGGCTAGATTTCTGGAAGAATGAGGAGGTGGCTCGCCTGCAAGAAAAGAATATCAATACTGATAATATTATGGATCGTCATGAATGTCTCGTAACGCTCTGCGAAGAATGTAAAACCTTAGATGAGGTTTCCAACAAGATAGATGAACTCTTTAATGACACGGATGAGAACAATATTGTCATTCTAAGTACAGTCCATCGTTGTAAGGGAAATGAGCGTAACAATGTCTTCTTATTAAGATGGACATTTCGCGTCTGGTTTGATCAGATGGATTTAATAGAAAAGCCCAATGAAGAAGCAAATATTGCATATTGCGCAATTACAAGGGCCAAAGAGAAACTATTTATAGTGCATAAATCTATTGTCTAATGATATTTGGATTTTAGACGAATATTGAAGTTTATATCTGGTAAATCTTTTGTGACTTCTTTCCAGCATTTTTTGTGAGTTATGTTGGATATGGCGCTTTTCTTTATATTATATTTTTCTACTAAATCTTTTAGACTAATAGTAATATCAGACATATAATCAATATAAATTTGTCTTGCAATTGTACTGTCAATTTTCTTTCCACTGCCGCTATCTCCTGAAAATCTCAAAGAGTTTTCTAATTTTCTCTCTTCTGATTGTTTTGTTCCAAAATTAGGATGGTCTTCACCCTTCTTGCCAACGAAAAAACTTGTTTTCTTAAGTGTATCACTTATTTTTTGTTTGCTTATTTCTAATAATGTTCTATTATTTCCTCCAGGTAACAAATTATATCCATTAGTTGCCAATGTTTGCAGATATGCAATATAAAACTCTTCAGCTTCATTTGCCTCTTCTAATGTTTTTAACTGATCAATAATTTGCCAGATAAGATTATCTTCTCCATATTTAAGAATTGCGTTTTGTATGGCAAACTTTTTATTTTGTGCCGTTTTGCCATTTTTTCTTTTAGCATCATAAATATGATTTTTCCATCGTTCTTCGACATCAACACTCTGCCCGACATAACTTTTATTATTTAATTTATTTGTGATGCAATAGATGTAGTAGGTCATATAGTGTTATATAACAATCGGCATAAAAAGTAATAATTTATATGAAACTTATTATTCAAGAAAATCGCACAGGATGCGCCATAGCTTGCGTCGCTATGTTAGCTGGAACAACCTATAAAAATGCCATTAAAAAAGTCTTGCCTCGTAAAAAAAAGTATGCTGATTATGGGGCTACGGTTGTTAATATAGTTAAAGGGCTTTTAAGATTGGGATTTACTCCATCTTTTTCTTTTAAGAAGAAATCTAAATTAAATAAGCTGAAAAGAAATGCTATAATTTTATTGCAAGAAAACGATTATGATGGACATGCAGTTGTCTGGGATTCTAAGAGAAAAGTCATTTTAGACCCTGAGTTTGATTATCCATTATCATTAAGAGACAAGATTGAAGATGATGAGGGCGAATCTATCACTGTTAATAAGTATTATCAGAATAAGTTTTTCGCGTATATCACCATTAGAAAACCGAGATAAAATTCAATTTTTAAAAATGGGCGGGCTTGACTTCTGCCGCTGACATGATTATATTTTTATTATGAAAGAGCGAAAAAAGTCAAGCATCTCCAAAATTAAACTATTTCAGGTATTGAAATGACAGATTTTAAAGTAAATGATTTAGTAAGAGTTGTCAGGCAATCTAAGACAATAAATAACCACATTCATAGCGTCGGTCTCTCTGGATATATCGAGGAGATTGTTGGGGAATATGCCCAATTTGTCGAGCTAAAAGCAGATAGCTATACTGGCACCGGAGGTCAAGGTGGAGTTCCGCTAGATTGCCTAGAATTAGCTAATGACGATATAAGATTACAACAACTCAAAAAAGTCAAAGATGAGCTTTCTGATAAACACTATCAAGAAGTTTTGGAAAGAACCAAGAAATATCAGAAAGAACGAGCCGAAGCTATCGCCCTTGCTATGGATGCAACCAAAGCGTCTAAAAAAGACATCGAGAGAATTATTGAGATTTATAAAGAGTTTGAGAATAAGTGGTCATATTAAATGAAAGTCTCTTATAAAGTTAAAGAAGTTAAGAAGCGTGTCTTCCTTCTTGAATTTCAAGACCATTACGATATGTGTATGACTTTCTTAAGATATCAAGAGTTCTATGAAAGCCCAAACCCAAAGTTTCGAGGCAAGCCATTTAAGATTCTTGATTTTATGAAGTGGTATTCTACTGCTTTTGGAGAGGGCGTTTTTACCTACCCTATAGACTGGGATGGATTTAATATACCTTCTGATGTCGTCCCGACTCTTAGAGAGAAGCTTAGAGATAAGGAATGTCCTGATTTTAATGATTATGATGAGATTATGAGTAAAGCTTGGCATAAATGTGCCG